AAAGAAAATTTGATATTCAATGGGAAATGCGCCAAGCATATCTTCCTAAGTATCTAAGAGTTGAAGACAATCCAAATGATCCTACTCATAAACAAACTGGTCTTTCTAAAGAAAAACAAAATCATTTTAGATTAACTGGTCAACCTATCATGATGGATTTGCTCTGGCCATCAGTATTCAAAAATAATTTCAATGAAAATTATTATCATTCTAAAGAAGGTCTATTAGAATTTTATGATCTGTGAAGAAGGAGAATGGCAAGCTACAGTATCAAGAGAAATTCGCTTGGTGCTAAATGACTTAAGAGAAGACTTACTCATCAGTGCACTAGAAGAAGCAATTCAAGCTCGCATTAATGCATGTAATTACATGCCTAAACCAGATGATGAAAGACTATATACACTTCATGCTCAGATTGAAGCATTAGAAAGTATCAAAAAGCAAGTGAAGTCTAGAGGTTAATTATGAGGAAATTGATAGCGATTGGTGGTGAACCAGCTTGTGGTAAGACCACTATTATGAAGAGATTTCTTGAAGAAAAAAATCTACAATCTGTTGAACCCAAGAAACTAGTTTCTAGTATGTATGATGTTAATAATAAACTCTACATCTTAGGAAAATATGGTTCAGATGAACTTTTTCCAGGGACTGATAAACTTTCAATGGCTGTACAACCCAATGCTATTGAATTTTTAAAAGAATGTAAAGATAACATTCTATTTGAAGGTGATAGACTTTTTACTCAATCATTTCTAGAAGAAGCAGTAAATCTTGTAGATAGAGGTGAGTTAGAATTAAGAATAATCATTATCACAGCAGATCCAAGTATTGTGTCTAAACGTCATCATGATCGTGGTGACACTCAATCTGAAAAGTTTTTGAAAGGACGCGTCACTAAATATGAAAACATTATGTCATCTTTCATATTGATGCCTTATATAGAAGTGATGACAAATAACGATGAGAAAGATTTAACTTCTATCGTTAATTTCCTTCGATTTGAACTACACAATGATGAAGTTGTAACTTTATTGTAATTGGAGTGATCTATAATATGCAATTAGAAATTTCTGTAGAAGATCTAAGAAAACGTAAGCTTTTCGTTTCCGCACCTATGTATGGTGGTATGGCTCATGGTATGTTCTTGAAGTCTTGTTTAGATCTTCAAGGTATGTGTCAACAATATGGGATTGAGACACGTTTCTCTTTCATTTTTAATGAATCCCTAATCACACGTGCTCGTAACTATTTGGTAGATGAATTCCTGCGCAGTGGTTTCACTCACATGATTTTCATTGATGCAGACATTCATTTTGACCCACGTGATGTAATTGCTCTATTGGCAATGGATAAAGAAATCATTGGTGGACCTTATCCTAAGAAATCCATTAAATGGCCAGCCATTAAAGAAGCAGTTCAACGTCATCCTGAAATCCCAGCAGGTGAATTAGAAAAACTTGTCGGTGATTATGTATTCAATGCTGTAGCAGGTACTGGACAATTTAATGTTGGAGAACCTCTAGAAGTCCTTGAAATTGGAACTGGTTTTATGATGATTAAACGTGAAGTTTTCGAAAAATTTTCTGCTGCCTATCCAAAACTTCGCTATAGACCAGATCATGTTGGGCAAGCTAATTTTGATGGTTCTCGTTACATTCATGCATATTTTGATACCGTCATTGATAGTGTTGAAAATGGTGGTAAAGGTTCAGATAGATACCTTTCAGAAGATTATATGTTTTGTCAATGGTGGAGAAACATCGGTGGTAAGATTTATCTATGTCCATGGATGAAGACACATCATATTGGAACTTATGCTTTCACTGGAGACATGCCAGCTGTAGCCAATTATTTGGGGAAACTCTAAATGTTGGCCTTTCGAGAAAGGGTAGTCAATGAAAAGACTGAATTGGATGAGAAAATCAATAAACTTTGTGTTTTTGAAACTACTCTAACATTTCAAAATCTCCCACATGATGAACAAGATCGTCTAAGAAGACAACGTTTAGTCATGACAGAGTATTCTAACATTCTACGTGAGAGAATCACAAACTTCAAATAATTTGAGGTATTATCATGATTATTGGTGTGGTTGGTTTTATAGGTTCTGGTAAAGGAACAGTCGGGGATATCTTAGCAAACAATCATGGATATTTGCGCGAATCCTTTGCTAAGCCTCTAAAAGATGCTATTGCTATCATATTCAATTGGCCACGACATCTCTTAGAAGGTGATACCAAAGAGTCACGTGAATGGCGTGAACAAGTTGATTCGTATTGGACAGAAAAGCTCGGAAAGACGATCACACCAAGATTAGTTTTGCAATGGATGGGAACTGGAGCAGGTCGTAATGTATTTGGTTCTAATCTTTGGACTGCTGCTTTACAAGATAGATTAGATTCTCAAAAAAACTATGTCATAACAGATGTACGTTTTGAAAATGAGGTCAATGCTATTAGGGACATTGGTGGTAAAATCATCAGAGTCAAGAGAGGTGATGATCCAAATTGGGTTTCAACTGCTCTAAGAGCTAAAAAGAGGGGATTGGATAAGCTTACATCTTTGGATATTACTGCCCCAGATATTCACATCAGTGAATGGGATTGGATAACTACAAAAATGGATTATGTCTTATTCAACAATTCAAATTTAGAAGGATTGGAACTTGCTGTTAAACTTTTATTAGATCATATGAGTTAATTATTACATTTATTCATCATACAATATTGGAATCGTAATTTTGGAGTATAAAATGAAATTAAGTGACACAACAGTTGATATTCTCAAGAACTTTGCAAGCATCAATAGTGGTTTGGTAATCAAACCAGGTAATGTCTTGAAGACTATTTCTACTAACAAGGCAATCCTGGCTGAAGCTCAGGTTTTAGAAGAATTTCCTCGTGAATTTGGAATCTATGATCTAAACAAGCTCTTGGGTGTTGTTTCTCTACATGACAGTCCAGACATTGAATTTCATGATCAATATTTGGCTTTGGGTGGGGTTTCTGGACGTTCTAAGACAAGACTACGTTATACAGAAACTAAGTTGATTCTTTCTCCTCCAGATAAGAAGATTGCAGTCCCAGCATATGATGTGAAGTTCACATTGAGTAAAGAAGATCTAGAATGGATTGAGAAGATTGGTTCTATCCTCAAATGTCCATACTTCGTAGTTACCAATGAAGAGAGTAACATTATTGTTTCAGCAATGGATGTGAAAGGTGAAGTTGTAGATGTCAGCAGCTTGACTGTCGGAGCATACGCAGATCCCACTCCTTTCAAATTTGTCTTGAAAGTTGAAAACATGAAGTTGGTGGAAGGTAACTATTTGGTTGAATTGTCTTCACGTGGTATTGCTAAATTTAGCAATCAAAATGTTCCTGTATTCTATCATGTGGCAATTGAACAGGGATCTTCTAGTTACGGTAAGTAATATCGTAATGTGGATGTCTTAAATCATCGCTTTGAGGTTTTAATACTTCAAAGCGATTTTTTGTTGGAGATTGATAATGATGAATGAACAAATGATCTGGGTTGAAAAATACAGACCACATAAGATTGAAGATTGTATTCTTCCAGAAGAGATGAAAAAAACTTTTCAAGTCTATGTAGACAAGAAAGAAGTTCCCAACATGATCTTTTCTGGTGGTCCTGGTGTTGGTAAGACAACAGTGGCTCGTGCTTTATGCGATGAGATTGGACTAGATCATATTCTAATCAATGGTTCTAAGGAATCTGGAATAGATACTCTCCGCACAACCATTACAAATTACGCATCTGCTGTCTCCCTTATGGGAGGACGTAAAGTCATCATCATTGATGAGGCTGATTATCTAAATCCAAACTCCACTCAACCTGCCTTCCGAGGAGTTATAGAGGAATTTGCAGGTAATTGTTCTTTCATCTTCACATGTAACTACAAGAACAGAATAATCCCTCCTCTCCACTCTCGTTGCGCTGTAATTGATTTCCGCATTCCAAAGGAAACCTCTCCTAAATTAGCTTCAGCATTCCTAAAGAGAACAGAAGAAATCTTGGTTACTGAAAAGATTGAATATGATAGAAAAACTATCATCGAATTGGTCAAGAAGCACTTTCCAGATTTTCGCAGGATTCTGAATGAATTACAGCGTTATGCTGCACACGGTAAGATTGATGCAGGAATCTTTGCTTCTACTTCTACTGTTAAGATCAATGAAGTAGTAGATTTTTTGCGTCAAAAGGATTTCAGAAGTCTCCGTAAATGGGTAGGATCTAACGCAGACAATGATGCTATAGAAATCATGCGTCAGGTCTATGATAGAATTGGAGATATTGTGAAACCACAATTTACTCCACTTGCTACTGTAATCCTAGGTAAGTATATGTATCAGGATGCCTTTGTAGTTGATCATGAGATTAATCTAATGGCTTTCTTCACAGAACTCATGTTAGAAACAGAAATGAGGGATGGTGGAAATGTCTAATTTGTTTGATGAAGAACAGATCATTTCTAAAGTCGAGAATTTCAAGATTAAGAAGCTTGATCTTTTCAAAGAAATCTTGCCTTCTATCATGCAGACTAAAGAAAATGTTCTTACTGAAGAAAATGAAAAGGAATACAATCCTTTCATGGTAAATCGTGCTTTGAGTTTACATAATGATTGTTTATTCTATGCCAATCAGATGAATCTCTTTCCCCATCTATCTAAAATTTCACAATATCAATACTACATGCATTCTATTCGAGGGATGAAAAGAAACTTTATTCCTTGGCCAAAAAAACAGACAGAAGATGTTGTGAAAGTTCTTATGTGGTATTTTAATTATTCAGAACGTAAAGCTTTAGAAGCTACTAAAATTCTTTCTGAAGAACAAATCTCTAATATAGAAAAGGAATACGAAACTGCTCATTCTTAGATTTCCTAAATCATAAATAAAGCATTGGACAATTATTAAAACAATGCTTTGTTATGTTTAGGAGATCATAATGGGTATAGAGAATCTAGTTGAAGTTACTCTTACGAAAGAAGATGATTTTCTTAAGGTAAGGGAAACCCTGACTCGAATTGGTGTGGCTTCCAAAAAAGAGAATGTTCTCTATCAATCCTGTCACATTCTTCATAAACGTGGAAAATATTACATTGTACATTTCAAAGAAATGTTCCTCCTTGATGGTAAATCTAGTTCTATAGATGAATCAGATTTTGGTAGAAGAAATGCCATATGTGCTCTTTTAGAACAATGGGGATTAATTAAAATTCTTGATAAAACCAAAATTAGAGAACCTATTGTCCCTATTTCTCAGATCAAAATTCTTCCGTTCAAAGAAAAAGAGAATTGGGAATTGGTAGCTAAGTATTCTATCGGAAAGGGTAAGAAAGAAACCTAAACTATTACAAATTGGTTCACTACAATTATCGTAGTGAATCTTAGTATGAGGGTCGTGATGTTCAAGCGATTTTTGCGATGGCTTGAGTCAAAGGGACGCAAGCATGTGATCATGGATAGGGATGATTTACGTCCTTATCTAGAACGTTACTATATTTGGTATCGAGATAGTGTCCAAAGAGAACGTTCAGATATCTTCTTTAATGTATTTCTTCATAGATTCATGCTCAGTGATGATCCTGTATTTCACAATCATCCATGGAATTGGTATTTCAGTTTAGTTCTATCTGGTGGTTATTGGGAACATACTCCATGGGGAACTAAATGGAGAGGGAAGTTTTCTTTCCGTTTCATTAGGACCAATAGATTGAAAGATTATCTGGGTAAGAAAATACCAGCAGATTTGCATTGGATAGAAGTGCCAGAAAGAGGCAAGACTTGGACTTTATTCTTACGCGGACGTAAGACCCATGATTGGGGATTTGTACCCAAACCAGGAACAGGTGAATGGATTCAATGGGCTGAATATCTTGAACAACAACGTATTGGTGTGAAATGACCGAAGATGATTTAATGTATGCAGCTGGATTCTTAGATGGTGAAGGTTGTTTTTCAATAAATGATCATAAAATTAGTGTTTCTTCAGAAAATACATACAAACCTGTTATTGATTGGTTATATGATATTTTTGGAGGATCTGTAAATATTGGTACAAAAGCTAAGAACAAATGGAGGAACACATATAGATGGCAAGTTTGTGGAGATAATGCTCTAGAAGTATGTCAAATATTAGCTCCTATCTTAAAAGAAAAGAATAAACAAGCTCTATTGTTGATCTCATTTCAACAACTCCAACATTTTACTAAACGTGGAATTAAAGTTCCAAGGGAAATCATAGAAGAAAGGGATAGGTTACAACTTTTATGTAAATTGGAGAAAGGTAGTGTTGAATAATGAAAAACAAAGAGAATGGGATATATATTTCTTGGGTATGGCAGAATATGTTTCTAGAAAATCCAAAGATCCATCAACAAAAGTTGGTGCTGTAATTGTAAGACCAGATAAAAGCGTTGTTTCAGTTGGTTTTAATGGGTTTCCTAAACAAATGGATGATTCTCCAGAGTTGTACAATAATAGGGAAGAAAAATATAGTAGAATTATTCATGCTGAAGTTAATGCAGCTACATTTGCTAGACAACCTCTTGATGGTTGTACACTTTATGTATACCCATTTCTTCCCTGCGACCGTTGTTTCGTTCAAATGGCTCAATCTGGAATCACTAGATTTGTTGCTCCGACAGCTTCTTCAGATCAATTGACGCGTTGGGGTCCAGCTTTTGATCGTGTTCGTAAATATGCTAATGAAATGAAATTATCCCTCACAGAAATCCCTGTTATTAATCTATTGAAAGAAGAAACTCATAATGAAAAACCTAACATTTAATCGTAATTCTTGGCACTATCGTTTAGCTGAGAAGTATCCTCCTAATTTATCCAGAGATGAAGCAAGAGATCTTTGTACATATGTTAGATATGTGATTAGAGGAATTTTTGTTGTTGGATTCTTGATTGGTGCAACTTCTTATCTATCTGCATCTGCTATAATGCTCCCATTAATGTCTTATCTAATTGAAGGACATATAGATCTTCCTGAAATTTTTATTCCTGGATTATTAATATTCTTGGGGCTTATTATTTGTTTTATTGTGATATCCTTGTTTGCAGGACTAGCATATTTGTTCTATACAAGTATTAGTAAACAATATATCGCAAAAGATAGTTTTATTGTAACAGCATGGAAATCTTTTAAAGAGAAAACTTGCTTCTTGATTTCTTTCAAGTAAACTATATACAAAGAAACGAGGGTTCCTTTGATGAAAATTGGTTATGTATCAGATCTCCATCAAGAATTTGGTATTGATGGATTAAATTTACCTGGTGGAGATTTGTTGCTTCTTGCTGGTGATATCATTGTTGCACGTTCTTTGACTCTAGAGTCTGGTGCTTATTTTACTAGAAAATATTTCTATGAAATGTTAGAAAAACAATTTAGTAAGTATAAGAAAGTGATTTCTATCATGGGAAATCACGAACATTATCACAATGTTTTACCAGAATCCAAGAAGATGATAGAACATGCAACAGCTATGTATCCATTCTATACTACAATTGAAAATGAAGTTGTAGATATCATTCCTGGTTGGAAACTTTTTGGTGCCACCATGTGGACTGATTTGAATAACAATGATTATTTTGCTACATATGCTGCTCGTAAAGGAATGTCTGATCATCACATCATTCGTATGAATGAGAAGAGTAAATTTACTACAGATGATGCTTTGCTCTATAACAAACAATCAACTGATGATTTGGTTAGAGCTTTAGAAAACCATCCGGATGATAATTTCATTGTAATGACACATCATACTCCTAGTTTCAAAAGCTGTCATCCTAGATGGGGTGGCCCAGAATTTCTCTTGAATTATGCATTCCACAATACTCAACTTGAAAAAATCATTCAAGATTATCCAAGAATTAAATATTGGATTCATGGTCATACCCATGATTCTTTTGATTATATGCTCGGAGATTGTAGAGTTTTATGCAATCCTCGTGGTTATCAAGGACATGAATTGAATTCAAATTTTGACACTTCTAAATCATTTGAGGTTTAACATGCGTGAAGATTATACCCATATTACAGTTGTTCTAGACAGTTCTGGTTCTATGTCTAGCATCTATAATGCTACTGTAGAAGGTTTCAATGGTTTCCTAAAGGCTCAGAAGGAAGCACCAGGAAAAGCTACATTCACCTTTGTACAATTCAGTTCTGGAATTCATAAAGGCAAGCCAATGCAAGTTCCTTCTAATAAAGAAGATATTCTTTTCCAAAGAGGCGCACCTTGGGTTGTTGGTTCTCCATTTAATCCTAAACATCCTCCATCAATGCCAACAAAACCAGAAACATCTGAAACAGTGTATTACTATGCTGTAATAAATGAGTTCGAGGATGTCATTAAGATACAAGAATTAAATAATGAGAACTTTAAACCATATGGTGGAACGCCATTGTTGGATGCCATTGGTTGGGCAATTAATGAAACTGGTGAAAAATTGGCCTCCCTTAAGGAAGAGGAACGTCCTAGTAAAGTTCTTTTTGTAATCATTACAGATGGTCAAGAGAATGCATCTAGAGCTTTTGATTATAAAGAAATTTCTGAAAAGATTAAGCACCAAACAGAAGTTTACTCTTGGGACTTCATGTATCTTGGAGCTAATCAAGATGCTATTGCAGAAGGTAGTAAGATGGGAATCTCTGCAGGAAGCTCCTTAAGTTATGGTATCAGTTCTCAAGCTGTAGGAAGCACTTATGGGTTAGTTGCAAGTAAGACTGCTGTCTATCGTTCAGCATCCGCATTGAATAAAGCAGATGTTCTGTCTTACAGTGATGAAGAAAGAACCATTGCAATGAATGGTGGTGCTACAGGAGCTTCAAACCAAGGAGCAACTGGTTCTACTCCATGATCTTTGATAATGTAAAAGTTGGAGATCAGTTCAAAGAAAAACAAACTGGTCGTATAATTACTGTTACAGAATTGACTGAAATGGGTTGCAATTACATTTGCAACCCATATAATTGTAAACTAGGTATAAATCAATTTGTGACAGTAACTGGTGGGCAACTTTATACAAATGATCCCAACACAAAATCATGTTGGATTTTCTTTATGAAAAGGTGAATAATGAGAAAGTCTGTAACAATCATAACAGCAACGACAGGTAATCCTCTATTGATTGATAATTTGAAGTCTGTTGGAAATCAAGACTATGATGGTTACATTCAACATCTAGTTTTTGTAGATGGAGAACATAACAGACAAAAAGTTGATCAAATCATTTCTGAGAATAAATTAGAAAATCCTAATCTAGATGTAATCTATCTTCCTTATTCTACTGGTAAAGATAGATTTAACGGTCATCGAATCTATGGTGCAGGAACTTATCTATCAGAAGGTGATTTCCTAATGTTCTTAGATGATGATAACTACATAGATTCTACCCATGTTTCTGACTGTATGAAAGTTATAGAAAATGGAAAACAATGGGCATATTCTTTTCGTAAGATTGTAGATAAAGAAAGAAATGTATTATGTCAAGATGATTGTGAAAGTTTAGGTAAATGGCACTCTGTCATTCATCCTCAAGATTTCTTTGTTGATGTTAATTGTTATTTTTTACCTAAGAATTTAGCTCTTTCTATGTCTCCTGTTTGGTATAGAAAATTCCGTGAACCTGGTCAGATGGAAATTGATCGTGCTATGTTTCATGTGTTGAATCAATTGTCTAATAACTTTGACGCAACATACAATTACACTGTAAATTATACTGTAGGAAACACAGCTCTTTCCGTAACTGCTGATTTCTTTTTACAGGGCAATCAACGTATGTTGCAACTTTATTCAGGGAATCTACCATGGAAAAAGAATTAACCCATAATTTCTTAGATAAAGAAGTAATAGAAAGTTGTGTAATTGTTTCTATTTACATGGACAATATCAATCCAACCACAGTTGAATTACAACAAAAAGTGGTTGATAAGCACAATCCATTCAAATTTCCTAAAGTCAATGTCTTAACTCCATTTTCTCATGGACAAACCATGAACTTATTATGGGAACATGAAGAATTTAAGAAATTCAAAGCTATTATGTTTTTAGACATAGATGCAATTCCTCTTAGTGATGTTTCATTGGCTCTCTATTTTGATAGAGCTCTAAAAGGATCATTGATTGGTAATGCACAACGTTCTAATCACATACAGAACGATCAGCATATCTTCTGTGCACCATCTACTGTGTGTATGAGTAGATCTACTTTTGAAAAGATCGGTAAACCTTCTGCAGAACCAAATTATCGTGGTGATGTAGCTGAAGAATATACCTTCAGGGCGGAAGAGAATGCCGTCTCTGTGGAGATTATCATGCCATTGGGGTATGACAGGCCTGTGAACCGTATGCCATGGGAAACTGATAAATCTTCTGGTTGGAAATTGAAAGATGGACAACCTGAATATGGACTTGGGACTTCATATGGAATGAACAAAGAATTGCCATTGTTTTGGCATTCATTTCAAATTTTTCATCCTGGACATCAGGAATTGTTTTGGAAACGTTGTGAAGAGGAGTTGAGAAAGTAATTATGGCCAACCGAAGCGACTTTAGTTCTACCCTTCCTCGTCGTTTTAAGAGGATGTTGATTTTAGGTAGCACTGGTGATGCTCACCAGGATGGTAATTTGCGTCGTCTATACATTCAAGCACATGCCCATCATAAGAGTATTCAAAAGAAGAATGCTCAATTTTTAGATCCTTTGTTCAGACCTAATGAGACAAATGTAAAGAATGATTAGATTAGTAATATTTGATCTAGATGGAGTTCTATTAGAATCTAAAGAACTCCATTATGAAGCTCTAAATCTAGCACTTGCTGAAGTTGATAAGAAATTTATCATCTCTAAAGAAGACCATCTAAATCGTTTTGATGGTCTTTCTACTACAAAAAAGTTAGATATTCTGGTCAGGGAAAGAGGATTTCCTCCTCATAAGGTTGGATTAGTTTCAACTACAAAGCAAAAACGCACAGCTGAGTTACTTAAAAAGATAAAAGAAGACAAATCTAAGCAAGAAATTTTCAAAGAATTACGTGAACGAGGTTTCAAAGTTGCTGTAGCTAGTAATGCTATTGAAGCAACTGTAATGACAAGTTTACAAAAACTAGGTTTGAAGAAATATCTAGAACCAGAAAATATTATTCTAAGTAATCAAAGTGTCAGAAGACCAAAACCAGCTGCTGAGATTTATCTGCATGCATGTATTCGAGCAGGTGTTGATCCTGTAGAAACTCTGGTCGTTGAAGATTCTGCAATTGGTCGTCAAGGTGTACAAGCTTCTGGTTGTCATCTATTTCCTGTAAAAGATTCAGAAAGTTGGACTAAAGATGAACTCTTCATGGCTATAGAAAATAAAAGCAAAAGAGGAAAACCTATGTGGGATGCTAGAAAATTGAATGTGGTGATTCCTATGGCAGGAGCTGGTAGCCGATTTGAAAAAGCTGGCTACACATTTCCTAAACCTCTGATTGAAGTTCGTGGGAAACCTATGATTCAAGTAGTTGTAGAGAATCTTGGAGTTAAAGCCAATTTCATTTTCATTGTACAGAATTCTCATATTGAGAAATACAATCTAAAAACATTACTGAATTTAATTGCTCCTAATTGCACTATCATCGGAATTGATGGAATTACAGATGGTGCAGCAAGAACAGTTTTAAAAGCAAAGGATTATATCAACAGTGTTAATCCTTTGCTTATTGCCAATTCCGATCAATTTGTTGAATGGAATTCTTCTGATTTTTTCTATTCAATGGAAGCAGATAAAACAATTGATGGTGGAATTGTAACATTCAAAGCTACTCATCCCAAATGGTCCTTTGCAGAAGTTCAGGATGGATTTGTAACTAGAGTTGCTGAAAAGAATCCTATCAGTGATAATGCAACAGTAGGTATCTATTATTGGAAACAAGGTAAAGATTTTTGCAAATCAGCAGAACTTATGATTCATAATGAAGATAGGACTAACAATGAGTTCTATGTTGCACCAACATTTAATTGGGCTATTCAAGCTGGTCTTAAATTCAAACCATATGAGATAGAACGTATGTGGGGAATTGGGGTTCCAGAAGATTTAAATTACTTCTTGGAAAATTATAAAAATCATGTCTAAAGTTTTCTTTGACATTGGTGCCAATGATGGACACCATTCTATTCCATGGGCTAAACAAAACCCAGAAGCTAAAGTATATGCCTTTGAACCAAATCCATATTTTTCAGAAATTCTCAAAAAAGAAAATCTACCAAATTATTTCATATTTTCCTATGCCATTTCCGATTTCAATGGAAGAGCTGCTTTTAATGTCTGCGAATCAGCTGATAGAGGTTGTAGTTCATTATTGGAACTCAATAAAGAAGGAATCTCAGAACGTTGGGGTGGAAGAACAGACATGATCCCTTCTCAACAAATTGAAGTGAATGTTATGCGTTTAGATACATTCATGACTTGGCAAGGTATTAAAGAAATAGAATTTTTCCATTGCGATGCTCAAGGATCTGATTTGAAAGTTTTACAAGGGATGGCTGAACATATTACAAAGATCAAACAAGGCGTTGTAGAAGCTGCAACGAAAATAGATGTATTGTACAAAGGTCAAAATACAACTGAAGAAACAATAAATTATTTGAGATTACATGGATTTGATGTAGAATCTACTCAACGTAATGATGATCAAAACAACGAAATCAATATCTATTTCAAAAGACTATGAAAATTGCTCTTTGTATATCTGGAATGCTCAGAACCTTTGAAAAATGTATTCCAACAATCATTGAACATGTTAAAGCCGATAAGGATGTAGATGTATTCATTGCCACATGGGATGTCCATGGAACTAATCCAGTGTGGTGGGAAGTATCTAAAGACAATACTCCTGTGGATTTTGGTATTTTATCTAGATACAAGAAAGATTTAAACATCAAAAAGATATTGATTGATTCATATGAGGATTCAGACTTCATGAAGCAAGTTGAAGTTAATCTTGCTCATAGAGGGAAATATCATGGATATAAAGGACATTGCAATCCTCGCAATTTCTTACCCATGATAAAGAAGATAGAACAAGCTCATATGCTCATGATTGATAATAATGTTCATTATGATATTGTTGTGAAGATGAGAGCTGATCTTTTCTTTAAATCTAAAGTTGAATTTATAAAACCAGAACCAAATACGATCTATATGCCAGAAACTGGTTGTTGGGGACCAGGTAGTCTCAATGATCAATTTTTGTATGGAAATGGTTTAACCATGTCTGTTCATGCTAGCCTATATAGACAATTAGATCGTCTATTTTCTAAAGATCCTATTCTCCATCCAGAAACTGTCTTACACAACTACTACCAAGAATTAGGATTCAAAGTAATAAAACATCCTATTCAATTTCACATCGAAAGATAAATATTAAATATGTTGCATATTATTGCTCATCGTGGCAATTTGAATGGTGCCAATGCAGAAAAAGAAAATCATCCGGATTACATCAAAATTGCCATTGAAGAAGGATTTGGTGTAGAAGTTGATCTCTGGGCAGATCGTAATGAAAAACTAGGTTGGAATTTATTTCTAGGTCATGATGAACGTCAATATCAAATAACTAGAAAGTTCCTTACACATTTACCAAAGTTTGCAATTTTCATTCATTGTAAAAATGTCACAGCATTAGAATGGTGTAAATGGATTGGTATTGAAAATTATTTCTTTCATAATACAGATGATGTAACATTAACATCATCAGGCTATTTCTGGACATATCCAAATTCAAAAATTACTCTAATCCCAAATCATTCTATTCCTGTAATTGTAAGTAAAGAAAATCTTCTTTGGGAATTTGAACAAGTTAAGAATTGTTATGGTATTTGCACGGATGATGCTTACTATTACAAATCTAAATTCAACTCTTAACAATCCTTAAAATATAATTGATTCTGTTAAACAAAAGGTGAACTTATGTCTGAAGAAAGTGCTATTGGTAAAACCCTTGTCGTAAAGCTCATAACTGGTGAAGAAATCATCGGCAAAGTGGTAGATCTAAAACAAGGAGCAATTGCTCTAGAAAATGTGTTTGGTATTGGTTATCAACAATCCCAAGAAGGACGTATTGGTTTTGGTTTTATGCCTTACAGTCCTTTGTCCGTTGATCCAAAATTCATCAATATGAATCACATCATATTTGCATGTGAACCGAAGGAAGGATTGCAGCAAGCTTATAATCAACAAACTGGCGCAATCATTACTCCTAATAAGTCTATCATCACGGGTTGAGTTTAATGACTGAGTTCTACACTAATGTTTCTGTAGAAGGGAATTATATCCTCTATCGTGGGGTGAATAACGGACGTAAAGTTCAAAAGAAAGAAAGTTATCAACCAAAACTCTACATTAAATCCAATAAAGGATATTTGTGGAAGACATTAGAAGGACATGTCTTAGAAGAAAAGAAGTTCCCTTCTATCTTTGATGCTAGAAATTTTGTAAAGAAATACCAACAAATAGAACAATTCAAAATCTATGGAAATCAGAGATACCATTATGGATTCATCTCAGATCGTTTTCCTGATCAGATTGAACATGATGTTTCTTTAATTACTGTTGCTTATATTGATATTGAAGTGAATTCATCTAATGGATTCCCTGAACCAGAAAGAGCTGATGAACCAGTTACAGCCATCACAATGTATGTGAATGGTCAAAATCATGTATTTGGTTATGATGAATTTAATCCTGGACAAGATACCAAATATTACAAATGTTCAGATGAAATGCATTTGATAAAAGAATTTCTGGCTGTTTGGATGGCTAATTGTCCTGATATTGTTACAGGATGGAATGTCAATATGTTCGATATTCCATATCTAATCAATCGTACCATCAAGCTTATGGGAGAATCTGAAGCTTCTTCTATTTCTCCCTGGAACAAGATAAGCATGAGAGTTCAGAAAATTGGTAACAAAGAACATCAGATGTATGAAATATCAGGAATTGCTATCCTGGATTATATTGATTTGTACAAAAAGTTTTCTCCAACTCCTAATCAAGAAAGTTACAAACTAGATCATATTGCTGAAGTTGAAATTAATGAAAAGAAGATAGGTTATTCAGAATATGGTTCTCTTCACAATCTGATGGAAAAGAACTATCAACTTTTCATGGAATATAATGTTCATGACGTAACTCTAATTAGAAAAATGGATGATAAGTTGCGTCTCTTAGAATTAGCAATGACTCTTGCTTACAACGCAAAGGTAAATTTTGATGATGTATTCTCCCAGGTAAGAATGTGGGATACTATCATCTTCAATAAACTAAAATCTAGACATATAGCAGTCCCTCCAAATGATGAACATCATAAAGCATATCAGTATGCAGGAGCATATGTAAAAGATCCTGAACCTGGATTCTATCATTGGTTAGCTTCTTTCGATTTGACAAGTCTATATCCTCATCTAATTATGATGTATAACTTGTCTCCAGAAACCTTATTACAAATAGATGATTATCCTCAAGAGGTTCTTGAATTCATACAAAAGAATGGACAAATCAGTGTAGATAAACTTATTAACAGAGAATATGATTTAAATTTTCTAAAACCTCTAAATCTGACTATGACACCAAATGGTCAATTCTTCCGTACAGATATTCAAGGATTTCTGGGTGAATTGATGGAACATATGTACAATAGCAGAGCTTTGTACAAAAAGAAAGAATTGGAAGCTAAAAAACAAATCGAAAAAACTGATGATCCTTTAGAAAAAGCCAGACTAAAGAAAGAAGCTGCTCGATATAAGGCATTACAAAGTGCATTCAAAGTCACTCTAAATTCAGCTTATGGTGCTATTGGAAATCAATATTTTCGTTTCTTTGATGTTCGTATTGCGGAAGCAGTTACTCTTTCTGGTCAAATGTCTATTCGTTGGATTCAAAAAGAAATCAATGATTATTTCAACAAAATTCTCAAGACAAATGGAGATTATGTAATTGCTTCTGATACAGATTCTATCTATTTGTCTATGGATTTATTGATGAAATCTGTCATGAAAGATATGACAGAACCTAAGAAAGTCATTGATGTGATGGATAAGATTTGCGAACAAAAAATCAAACCATTTATTGATAAGTCTTATGATCAATTGTCTGAGTATGTAAATGCATATGCTCAACGTATGATCATGAAGAGAGAAGCTCTAGCAGATAAAGCAATCTGGACTGCTAAGAAACGTTACATTCTTAGCGTGTATAACAATGAAGGTGTAGCTTACAATGAACCAGATATCAAAATTACTGGTCTAGAAGCTATCAAATCTTCAACTCCTAAGATTTGTAAAGCTAAGTTAAAAGAAGTCATTAAATTAATCATGACCAATGGAACCGAAGATGATGTTATTGAATTTGTTATGAAGTTCAATGAAGAATTCAAAAAACTTCCTGTAATTGATATCTGTCGTCCAAGTGGGATAAATGGTGTAGGTGATTATAAAGATAAGAGGACTATCTTTCAGAAAGGAACTCCTGTTCATGTAAAGGGAGCTTTAGTATTCAATCACTATATACAACACTTCGGACTTGAAAAACAGTATGAAGAAATTAAGGATAAGGATAAAATCAAATGGGCATATTTGAAAGATCCAAATCCTTTTCAATCTAATGTAATTGCATTTATTGATCAATATCCAGCAGAATTTGAATTGGAGAAATATGTTGATCGTGATATGCAATTTACTAAAAATTTTCAAGAACCTCTTGAACTAATCCTAGATTCTATTGGTTGGAGACTTGAAAAACAAAATTCACTTGAAGACTTCTTCTCTTAAGGAGCTTAAATGTCTAAATTCGATCAACTCATCAAAAAGGCTGGAAATGATTTCAGTCACAAAGTATCTGAAGGTATAGATAATGTTGCCCAATTCATTGACACAGGATCATATGCTTTAAATGCTCTTTTATCTGGATCTATCTATGGTGGTATGCCTAATAACAAGGCAACTGCTTTAGCTGGAGAAGAAAGCACTGGTAAGTCTTTCTATGCTCTATCTATAGCAGCACATTTTCAAGAAATGTATCCTGAAGGTGCTGTTATAATGTTTGAGTCAGAAGGTGCATTAGATAGCAGCAAACAAACTACAGATACCCTCAAATCTCGTGGAATTGATACGGAAAGATTTTATATTTTGCCTGTAGTTACTATTCAAGAATTTCGTACTCAATGTTTAAAGATCCTAGATGAATATCTAGCCACAGAAGCATCAGAACGTAAACCTATGCTTATGATTCTTGATTCATTGGGAAATTTGTCTACTAACAAAGAAGTTAATGATATTACAGATGGTAAAGATACCATGGATATGACACGAACTCAATTAATTCGTGGCGCTTTCCGTGTCTTGACATTGAAGATGAATCGTGCTCGAATTCCTATGATTGTGACTAATCACACTTATGATGTTGTTGGTGCATATGTTCCAACTAAGGAAATGTCTGGTGGTGGAGGT